CTTCTATTTCTATTATCGTGACTATGGCTATTGCTATCTTGGAGTTTGCTAGATGATACAGGCTTTGATTGGCCCTATTGTTAATCTTGTTGGTGGACACCTTCAGCGTAAGTCTGAAGAGAAGAAGGCTGTCCATGAAGCTAAGATGGTAGCTATACAGCAGGACGGCAACTGGGAAAACATCCATGCAAACAACGCAGCTAACTCATGGAAAGACGAATGGTTTACCATCTTGTTTTCAGTCCCATGTGTACTTGCGTTCTTTCCGTCTATGGTTCCTGTAGTGATGCAAGGGTTTGCTGCGTTAGATTCTATGCCTGAGTGGTACAAAGGTTTTCTAGGCGCTGCTGTTGCAGCATCGTTTGGCCTACGTGGTCTGGCTAACTGGAAGAAATAATTATGTTAAGACCTACAAAAGGTATGATGACGGGTTATGTTAAAGGTGGCCCTACAAAGCAGGCCCCTATTGTTCCTACGCCTACAAACACTGAAGCTACTGAAAATCTTTACAGTCAGTATGGTGATCGTTTATTTCCTTACGTGTATACAGCGCGAAATGATGATTTAAACACAGGACAAAGCAGAGGGCCTTTAGACGGTCTTTCTGTTGACATGCTTACCGCAGAAGAATTAGCTGGTCGATTTGCACAAGACAACTATGCTCAAAGAGCCTTTGGTAGCTTTGATAACTACATAGGGTACTTAGATAATCTTTTAGATCTTGCAGAAGAGCATCCAGAAATTGCTTGGTGGGATGATTACGGTTTTAGAAATTTAACTGGATCAAACCAAGATCTTGCTAACTTTTACGGTCTTGCAGAGGAAGATGCTCGAAGCGGGAGTGGCGCAAGAATTGATGCAGAATCTGCAAACCTAGCAGCGGCTAATGAAGCATTTGAGGCTATGCTGGCATTGCCAGAGTTTCGCCAGCTTGTTGCCGATCGAGGTATAGAAACACAGTTCAGGCTTAGTGAAAACGATATATATGTGTTTAACGGATTAACTGCTACTGAAATACATGAAGGCGCTGACACCTTTGGCGCTTATTTTGAAGCCGCAATGGATGTAGCAAATAGGCTTGCTCTTGCTTACATGACAGGTCGAACAGGAGATGCTGCTTTATCTTCTTTAATGAAGGCGGCGTCGGCAGGGCAGTTAGGCGAGTATTCAAGCAGTATTCAAACTGTTTTAGATATTATGTCTTCTGGGCAGTCTGGCGCAGGCATTGAAGCGGCGGCTGTGTTAAATGAAATTGGCACTGTTATTGTTAATTTTGACGACGATGTTCAAGCAGATGATCCTTTAGCAGAAGCTGAAGAAGAATCTACAGAAGATTCTAGTGTAATAGATCCTTTGCTGACAGGTGATCCGGGAGATTTATTTGAGCCTGATACGCCTCTTGAAGAAGATCCTTTTGAAGTTGAAGTAATTGAACCAGAAGAACAAGAAGAACCTGAACCAGATCTTCCTATAGATATACAGCCACCAACTTTGCCGGAGCCAGAAGAAGATATTTTTGCTGACACAACAGCAGAGGAAACGGGTCTTGAAGCTGAATCTACTATTACTGAAGAAATGTTTTCTGAATACTTTCCTCAACCTGTTGAAGGGCCACAAGGCGATCCCGGTCGTGATGGTATTGATGGTATAGACGGCGTTGACGGAAGAGATGGAATAGACGGTGTTGATGGCAGAGATGGTACAGATGGTACAGATGGTACAGACGGTACAGACGGCAGAGACGGCATTGATGGGGTAGATGGTGCTGACGGTCGAGATGGCGTAGACGGAGTAGACGGTCGTGATGGCGTAGACGGTAGAGATGGCGTTGACGGTGTAGACGGTAGAGATGGTAGAGACGTTGATCCTGCAGTTCTTGAAGGAATGCTTAGTTCAAATATTGAACCTATATTAGCATCTCTTGAAGATCAAAATACAGAAATAGAAGGAATACAAACTTCTTTAGGTGTCCTTACAGAACAACAAAGTGAAGCAGTACGTGAGTTTGTCCGTCAAGGCGGTCAGATAGAAAATCTTGATGAAAACCAACAACAAATTATTAACGACCTTGGCGGTGTTACTGAAGTTGTTAATGGCCTTGCTGAAAACGTAAGCGGTTTACGAGAAGATATACAACAAGCTGCTACAGAACGTGAAGCCATAAGAACTAGTCAAGAAGCAAGTTTTACTCAAGCAGAACAAGATCGTCAGCGTCTTATGGAAGCTATTGTTGAAGCTCGTGGTCAGACTACAGAGCTTAGTCAAGAGATGCGTGACTTACTTGCACAGTCAAATCAAACAATGCAAGAGATGTTTGAAGGTACTGATATTAACATTGCTGAGTTACGTTCAGGACAGCTTAGTCAAGAAGAAGCTACTAATGCGCTACGTGAGTATGCTGAACAAACAAGAGAAGAACTTAGTGAAGAACTGGCAGAAGCTGCTACAGAAAGACAAGAAATAGCTCAACAACAAGAGCAACAGTATCAAGAACTTACTGCGGGTCAACAACAAGCTGCACAAGATCGTATACGTATTGAACAAAATCTTATTAATAGTCTTGAAGAATATCGACAAGGATCAGCAACAGCTTTATCTGAAACTCAAATTCGTATGCTATCAGAGCTTTCAGGTGTTGAAGAAAGATTATTAACAGAAGCCGCAGGAGACGCCGAAGAATTTACAAGACTCTTAGAAAGTCAAGGCAGACGTTTTGACGATATTACTGGTACTTTAAGTTCGGACGTTGAAAGACTACAACAACAAACAGAAGAGTTTGAGTCTAGCGTAGAAGGGCGTTTTGAAGAGTCTACTCAAGAACGAATTGAAATGTACCAAGGACTGCTTGGTGTTATTGAAGATTTACGTGAAGGACAAGCGGCAGACCTTTCTGAGGCTCAATTACAAACGCTATCTGAAATTACAGGCGTAGAAGAACGACTATTACAACAAGCTTCAGAAAATGCTGAAGAGTTTAACGCGCTTCTAGCAAACCAAGGTATACAGTTTGAAGAAGTAACTGATGCTTTAAGGACGGATATTGCAGCCTCAGAACAACGCACAGGCGAAAGAATTACTGGTCTTGAAGAACAAATTAGTACTAATGCTGCACAACAACTTGCACAGCTTTTAAATATACAGTCAGAGTTTTTAGAAGGTATATCAAATGTTGAGGCTGCTGCTATTGCTAGTAGTCGTGGACTAAGCGATCAAATAACCGAAGAGCTTACAGGCGTTCGTGGTGAAGCTGCTGCTCAAATAGAAGGCATGAACGAGCGTTTAACGGAACGTATTGATGCTTATGAGCAACAAACAGGTCAACAACTTGACATAGCTACTGAAGAACGAGCAGAACTAGGCGGTAGGTTAGGTACGTTAACAACAGATGTGGCTCGTGTTGCTGAAGATGTTATACGTGCCAATGCTCGTATTGAAGACATGGACGAAGAAAGTCGTCAACGCTATGACCAGCTTGGTCTTAGTATTGGTGAGTTAAGTTTACTTGTTGGTGTTAACTTAAATGCTCTTCAAGAGGGTATGTTAACTCAAGAATCAGCAATGCGAGAGCTTATTGAGGAAACTTCACAGCAAACAGAAGAGACCTTAACAGAACGTCTTGAAGAAGCAGAGCAAGGGTTTGCTACAAGCTTATCAGATACTGAAGCTAGTTTGTTGTCAGAAATTACAGGCGTGGAAGCAGGTGTATTACAACAACTTGCTGAAGTTGAGGGCGGCTTACAGTCACAGTTTGGTGAGCAGTTTGACGTAGTACAACAACAAGTTTCTGGTTTAGGCGAACAAGTAGCAGGTCTTGGTGAAGGTCTTGCTGGTTTAGGTCAAGGCGTTGCTGGATTAGGAGCAGGTCTTTTAGGTGGCTTAATGGGTCTTGGACAGCAACAACAACAAATTTCTGCTCAACTTGCTAAACCAGAAGTTATAGAGTTTGATCCGTTCCTTCAAGGTCTTAGTCCGTTCCAGCCGTTAACACCTATAGCACTTGCTCCACAAAAACAAACAGACGCTTTAGGCGAACTTAATAAATTTCTTGGTAGACAAACAGGAATGCTGGTATGACATATCTTAACCTTATGAACAGCGTACTACGCAGACTCCGTGAAGAAGAAACTTCGTCTGTTACTAGTACTACCTACGTTAAAATGGTAGGCGACTTTATTAATGATGCTAAAACATTGGTTGGTCAGGCTGCTGATTGGTCTGCGTTACGTGAAACTATAACAATATCTACTGCTGCGTCAGACAACACGTACTCGCTAACAGACGGTGGTGACAACATTAAAGTTATGTCAATGCTTAATAACACTGATAACTGTTTTATGGAGTATCAGACTAAAGACTGGTTTAACGAGCAGTTGTACATTAGCAGCGCAGCAGAAGGAACACCACGGTACTTTACCTATAACGGTCTAGATTCTAACGGTGATACACAGATCCTTGTAGGCCCAACACCAGACGGTGTATACAGCATTCGTGTAGACACTGTTAAGCGACAAGCAGACTTGAGTGCTAACACTGATGAGTTGCTTATTCCTGCTATGCCAGTGATACACCTTGCGGTAGCGTTGTTGGCTCGTGAGCGTGGTGAGACAGGCGGTACGTCAACTGCTGAGTACTTCACTATTGCTAACCAGTACTTGTCTGACGCTATTGCTATAGACGCAGCAAAGCACCCCGAAGAGATGGTATTTAGGACTATCTGATATGGCTCAAGAACTTAAGAGTATTAATCTTGTAGCTCCGGCATTCAAAGGTGTTAACACCGAAGACTCGCCGCTGGCTCAAGATCCGTCGTTTGCAGAAATTGCAGACAACGCTGTGATTGACAAACGTGGTCGTATTGCTGCACGTAAGGGCCACACTGTCGTAACAACAAATAAGACCGTTCTTGGTACTGACTCTTTGTACAGTATTAAAGAATACAGAGATGATGCAGGCAACACTAAAGTTTTTTCTGTTGGTAACAATAAGATTATTAGTGGTACAACTACACTAGTAGACGAGACTCCCGGTAGTTATACAATCAGCGCTAACGACTGGAAAATTGTAAACTTTAATGACCACTTGTTTTTCTTTCAACGTGGTTACGAGCCATTGATTTACTCAAACCATGTAGGCTCTGTAGAAGCACTGTCAAGTCATCCTCATGCTACAGGCGTTGCTAGTACTATGTACGGCCATGAGGTGTTAGCAGCGTACGGTCGTTTATGGACTGCAGACTTTAGTACTAACAAGTCTACTATTTACTGGTCTGATTTGTTAGACGGAGCATCATGGTCGGGAGGCTCTAGCGGCAACATTGATGTATCTAAAGTCTGGCCCGATGGTTATGACGAGATTGTAGCTTTAGCGGCTCACAACGGTCTGTTAATTATTTTTGGTAAGCACAGCATTATTGTGTACGACGGCGCTACTTCTCCTGCTTCTATGACGTTGTCAGACACCGTAGCAGGTATTGGTTGCGTCAACAGGGACACTGTGCAGTACACCGGAACAGACGTGTTGTTTTTGTCACATACGGGTCTTAAGAGCTTTGGCAGAACAATACAAGAAAAGTCAATGCCTATCAGCAGTTTATCTGGTAACATTACAAAAGATATTATTGCTGCGCTACAGAACGAGACACAATTCTTTAGATCTGTATATAGCCCTGAAGAAGGATTCTACTTGTTAACCTTTACAGGTCAGGATGTAACATACTGTTTTGACGTACGAGGTACATTAGAGAATGGATCATACCGTGTTACTCGATGGCCGTCAACTAAGTTTACATCGTACACACGACTAGAAGACGGTACGTTGCACATCGGTACTAGTAGCGGGATTAGTACGTATACAGGCTACAGCGATAACGGCAGTGGTTACAGGTTTAAGTACTACAGCCCAAGCTTGACATTTGGTGATAGTGCTAGAATTAAAATATTAAAGAAGTTAAAGCCTACACTGGTTGGTGCAAATAACTCAGTTGTATTTATGAAGTGGGCTTATGATTTTGATACAACATACGCAACAACAGAGTTTACAGTAGGTACGCAGATAACTGGGTTCTACGGTGAAAGTGAGTATACAACAGTAGAATTTACAGGTGGTCAGCTAACAAACCAGCGTAGCCTCAACACCACCGGATATGGAACAAGTGTACAGGTAGGTCTAGAGTCAGAGATAGATGGCTCACCACTGTCACTTCAGGAGATTAACGTAATGGCTTTGATAGGTAAACTACTATGAGTAATGGTATTACAGAGTTTTTTGGTGATATTTATGGAGGCTTGCAACAAATAGGATCTGCGGTTTCTCCAGCACTTCCAGCTGTTGTGGGTGGTCTACTAACAAACGAGGCTTATGACAGACTAAGCGATATTGGTGAGCAGTCTATATTAGGTACAACCGTAGGTGGTGTACGTGTTCCCGGAGCTATGGAGCTTGCAGAGCGTGGTCAAGCTGAGTCACAGTTTAAACCGTTTACGGTGACTACTCCTACAGGTGCTATGTTTACTGCGCGTATGGGTGGTCAACCCATGCAAACAATGCCAGCACCAAGCTCCGGTGGTTTTGCTCCTAGCCCAACAGCACCTCCATCAATGGCGTTGCCTCCGGGTATGGGTGGACTAAATAGAGAAATGGAAGATTTGCAAAGACAGTTAATGTCTATCCCAAGAAGCATTAGGGGTGGTACCAACGAGTTTGGCCAAGAACCTATGCTCGGAATGGGAGAAATGGATCTTAATAATCTTCCTCCTATGGCAAGAATAAGTGAGCAACAAAGAGAAGATATACGTCGATACCAAAACATTAAAAGTAGAATGGATGAAGTTGCGGCTGAACGTCGTAGCTTATCTCCACCTCAAGGCGGGCTTCTTGAAGGGCCACTAACTAACTTCACTGAAGT